GCGCCCATGCTTTCCTCCAGGCATAAAAAAACCGCCTCGCGGGCGGTTGGTGTGTTGCTGTCCTGCTTACACTTTGTCTTCAGCCAGGATCGAGGCCGAGATGATCATCCCGCCCCACCGGCGATCGCCGATGCAGATCGGTACCGGGTTGCCGCTGGCCGTGGTGTTCTTGGCGCTGCCAAAGGCGTAGGACGGTGCGTTTTCGGGGGAGGCGCTCTGCTTCAAACCCTTGGCTTGAGGGCTGAGCATCTGAATGACGCCACCAGCTACCAGTCCAGCGCCCAATTGCACGGCCCAGGGCTGGCCAAAGTACGAGCCGGCAACTACCAGAACCGCACCAATAATTGTTTGAAGAAGGCCTGCCCGCTTGCTGCCAGAAATGACCGGGACGATGCGAATCTCTTGGGTTCCACCGAGGCCGAAATCTTTTTCAGCTACGTTTTTCCTATTCCTGAAAATCGCGAAACGCATCCCCTTTCGTTCAAGGTCCTTGATCGCCGCCTCAAATCCTTCCAGTGTGCACTTGAGCGCCTTGAAGGCCTCGCCCACGGATCTGCTGCCAAGCTCACGATAGTGAACACGGCCGAACAGCTTGATGAGCGGGCCAGAAAGAAGAATGGTGGTCATGGCTGGGTTATTACTGAGCGTGGCTGCCAAGGCTTTTTCTCCGGACATAAAAAACCGCCCGAAGGCGGCTTCTGTCATTGTATGGTGGGTGATAAGTCCATGCTCATTGCTGAGTCTATGGATATCCTGAATTTCTTGGTGATTCCTGCTTTGATGTTCGCTTCCCTTTCTTTCAGGCCGCTTCCGCAGGATGAAGCAGATAAAATGTGCTCACCTGGAGCAACGCGGAATTTCGCGGTCTCGCCTGAGGCGATTTCTGCTGCCCGGCGACCGTCGATGCTCACCGTCGTATTGCAGCCGCTGCCAACAAAGCCCGTATCCCGGGTGACAATGAGTACCGAATCACCATGCGCCGGGGTTTGAAACGCAAACAATCTTGACGATGGGACCGGGTCGGCTTCACTGGACGGAACTGGCGACGTCGCACACCCTGCCAACAGCGCTACCGCCAACGCTCCAATAAAAATCCGCATACTTCTTCCTTATGAATTTGATCGTCGGCCGATCGGACCTAATAGGCGCCTCAGCGGTTATCGTTGGTCGATCTCAATTTTCTGAGTTGGATCAGGACTGTACTTCTGCCGCTTCAACTGAGGATCACCGGCCGCCAAACAGAAGAAATAGATCTCCGCTTCGCCGCAACCACCATGCAGCGCACATTCACTTGCCTGCATGTGATCGAGCAGGATTTCACGCCCCTGTGAGGCGCAAAAAACATTCGCCTCTTTCAGGGCCTGCCCTTTCGCGGAGGCAGGGCCACCGAAAGGCACTCGAGTCGAAATCGTGTAGGTGTCGGGTCCAACTTTTATCGGCCCGCTATCAGAGCAACCCGCCAACAGCGCTACAGCCAATGCTCCTACGATCAATTTCATGCAGGTCACTCCTGTGGGAAAGGGTGCACTGTAACGCGGCACTGTCCGGGCATCCAGCGTGGATGAAATGCCAGTACTCGTTTAACCGAGACAAGTAGTAGCGTTGCGCCTCTACAGGCCCGGTTGGCCTTACCCCGCGGAGCTGGAAAATGGATTTCGTAGAACGCTTGAGCGCAATGTCGGCAAAGGTAAATCAGTTAGCTTCAACCATCCAAACCGAAGAGGCCACAAAGACCGCATTCGTAATGCCATTCATCCATACAGTTCTTGGCTATGACGTCTTCGACCCATCCGAAGTCGTTCCTGAGTACATCTGTGATATCGGCACAAAAAAAGGGGAAAAAATTGATTACGCGATCCTGAAGGGCGGTCAGATCCAGATATTGATCGAAACCAAGAAGATCGGCGAACCGCTGAATATCAATCACGCGAGTCAACTCTTCCGTTACTTCCACGTCACAACTGCAAGAATTTCTATCCTGACTAACGGAAGATTTTACCGCTTCTACACCGATCTCGATGCACCTAACAAAATGGATGAGAAGCCGTTCTTGGAGATTGATCTTCTCAACATTGACGAGCACGTCATTCCAGAACTTCAGAAATTGACTAAGTCCGCCTTTGACGTGGACTCAATTATCAATGCCGCTGGGGAGCTGAAGTATGTGGGCAACATCAAAAAAGAGTTGGCTTCCCAGTTCGCTCAGCCAGATGACGACTTCATTCGTTTTTTTGCCTCTCGCGTCTATGAAGGCGTGATCACGCAAAAGGTGCGAGAGCAGTTTGCGCAACTCACACGCAAAGCAGCGGCTCAGTTCCTAAACGACCAAATTAACGACCGGCTAAAGTCTGCAATGAGCAAGGCCACATACCCCACAGTGGCCGAATCCGTCGTCTTAGAGAATCAAGCTGAATCGGTCGTATCACCCGAAGATCGCATTTTGACGACCATGGAAGAACTGGAAGGCTTCCACATCGTTAAAGCGATCGTGCGGACAGTAATAGACTCCAAACGCGTAGTTAGCAGAGACACCCAAAGCTACTTCGGCATATTGTTGGATGATAACAATCGAAAGCCAATTGCCAGGCTTCATTTCAATCGCAGCCAAAAGTACCTTGGAATTTTTGATAAGGACAAGGTTGAAACCCGTCACCCAATCAGTTCGCTGGATGATATTTACGAGTTCTCAAATTCTCTTAAAGAGACAATCGCGTTTTACCAAGAAGCTTAATTAAGGATCCCCCAGTCCTTTGCCTGCAAGCCCAAGGACTGGGATTGCGCCAATTTCGGCGCGGTTGTGACCTGGAGGTCGATGTGAGTGATGAGTTTCAGCCACGAGAGCCCTTTTCTATAGATTGGCCTCGCCAGTACAACGTTGGCCCATCCGATGAACACTTGCATGCAATGGGACAGTTCATCGCAAATTACTCTGCTGTGGAATGGCAGCTTTCCGAGCTTTTTGCATTTTTCACGAAAATGTCAGCTATTGAGGCTCAAAGGCTTGTCGTGGAAACCAACATGTCCATGGCAGGCATGATCAGGTACGTCCAAGGTCAGGTAGCAGAGGCCGCAGTGGTCGATGAGAACGCATCCGAGGATTTGCTCGCGACACTGAAGTCTTTCGATGCCGTGGCAAAACTGAGACATAAGATAGTGCATTGGCAATGGGGCTTGAACGAAGGAGAAACTGCATCGTTGACGGATCTCATAAAACCGAGAAATCCCAAATCATCCAACACATCGCTCAAGCTCAAAGACCTGAGGGATCAGTGCCACAGGCTGATGAGAATCCTCCAGGCGATTGCCTTAAATGGTGCGATTATCAAAGGTCATATGACGCGGGAACAGATTCTCGAAATCCGCAAAGATACATCTCCTGAAAAGCTCTTTCGACCGTAGATCTTGATAGTGGCCATTCTCCAGTCTCTTCCAAAACAGCGAGACCTGCTTCAATCATCGCTTTAGAGACTGGAATGTCTTCAGCGCATACTGCTTTCTGAGCAGCGCTCAATAAGTGAACATCCATGAAGACTCCCCATCCACGACCGCATCATATGGCTGGGTGGACGTCTTTGTGCCTGAGAATCAGGCGCGTGCGATCAAGCCACGGCCCGCCGAAGACAATGACCTCCGATGGTCGGCCGTATAGGTGATGCAGTAGGAATGGTCCAGGGCCGAACGTTGCCGCGTCCTCACCTGGCAGCGCTAGATCAGCGCCGAGAAAGATCCCGGCATGATTCGGGTAAACCGTCCGCCCTACTTCCATCACGATCATGTCGCCGCGCTGCGGCTGGTCGACGCGGTAGAAGCCGGCGGCCTCGTAGTTCGCCTCGTATAGACTGGTGTTTTCCTTGTTCTCCCACCAGCCGTCGGCGCGCTTGAAGGTCTCGAACTCCAGTCCCCACTCGCGCTTGTACCAGTCAGCGCAGACCTGCCAGCAGTCCCAGGCGCCGTGCACAAATGGTCGCTTGAGCAGCGGCACTTCACCGGAAGGCATGACAGTGCGCAGGTCGCCCTCGGGCCAGCTCAGGATGTGCCAGGGAATGGCCGTCGCCTCGCACATGGCCAAGTCGCGCGGTGACGGCCTGCTGGTCGCGTCAGGATGCGAATGAACCACACCGATCACCTCGCCGACGTCCTCGGCCGCTGCGTATTGCTCGGGATCGATCCGGAACTCTTCGTTCGGCTCGGTCGAGACGTTGCGGCACGGGTAATACTGCTGTTTGCGGCCCACGGCCAGCAGCAGGCCGCAGCACTCTTTCGGGTACTCGGCCGCCGCGTGAGCCTGGATCGCGCTCAGGATGTACTTGCGCATGGTCAGCTCCGGGTAATGAGAGAAACTGCGGGAAATCCACCAAACGGGTAAGGGTTGCCCTCGCCGAAGCGCGGGATGCAGCCCCTGCCCAGTGTTGCGTCGCACTCGTCCAATTCCGGGTTGTCGGTAACGACGCCGTCCTTGGTCACGTACGGGCCGGTGTAGCCGCAGTTCGGTCCACGGTAGCCGCCAGTGAGGCACCAGTGGCACAACGTGGTGGCCTGCCGGCCGATGGACTCGTTACCGACGTCGCCCGGGCTGGCCAGCTCCCAACTGACGTTTTCCCCATCCTCGTTCGTCTTCTGGTCGATGTACCAGACCTCGATCGTCTCTTGGGTTGGATCTGCTGTCGGATTGCCGGCCGGGAAGTTCACCGCGTCGAGGTAGGTGCCCAGCGTGTGGCGCATCGTCAGCTTGAACTCGAGCAGATCCTCGAACGCCAGACAGAGCGCGGTGATGCGTCCGTTGACGTTGCCGACCGACAGCGTGGGCCGTACCGCTGTGCCGTCGCCGTTCGCTTCAATGCCGTCGATCTGCATCGGCCAGGCGCTGTACTCGTTGCCCTGCCAGTAGATCGCCTTCGCCGGCAGTTGGTCTGCGTCGTCGCCGGCGGCAATCAGCTCGGCCGCCGTGTGCGGAATCGCGTGCCCGTGGAAGCGCAGCACGTCCGCCCCGTAGTCCGTGCCGTCCAATTCAAAGAGCAGGACTTCGCTGCCAGGCTCAAGCACTTGGATATCACTGATCAGCGGCATGATTGCCCCTTATGGTTGGAATGCCCGCTCGAACGTGGCGGTGAGTTTGAAGACTCCGCCGCCCACCGGAGTTGGAGCGGGATTTTTGCAGGTGAACAAGCCGAGTTCGCCGAGCGGCGTTGTCCAGAGAAACGCTTTCGCGCCGGCGTGCCGGTCGAGGAACTTCATGATCTCCAGCACCGTGGTCTTCTGGCCGACACAGGTAACTGGATAGGAGTCCTCTTTGTTGTTCGGGCCGTCGCCGACGTTCTGCGCGTAGCCGTTGCCAAACTTCGAGGTGCGCACCCGATAGGTGATATCGGGTGTTTCCCCGCGTTCGGTTGGCCAGGTGAATTTCTCGATGGCCATCAGGCCCTCCCATTTGTCAGGCGCCAGATCGAACCGCCCGGCTGCAGCGCTCGGGCAATCGCAGTTTCCGCTTCGGTTTTCGCAGCCTGCTGGA